TCATTAAATCCAAAGTCATCACCTGGAACAATTGCAGCATCATCAGCAGTCGTTAATAGATTTATAACTGTTGATGAGGTATGTTGTGCTGGAATTGAACTATCAAATCCTCTCTTCACAATAATAGTGGTGGTATCAACGATTTGTGTTATCTTCATAATCTCACTATCAATTACAATTCGATCATTAACACTAAGTAAGGCAGAAGCTGTTACACTTATTCTAGTTTCAGTAGTCGTTAAATCTTCTGTAATCGTTGTGGTTTCATCGTTATTATAATCTTTAAGTGCTTTTGGTGTGGCAACATAACGCATTTGTCTTCTTGCTGATGCTGCAGTATCTGATGCGTAATCCACTTGAACCTTCTTGATTAATCCATCGCTAGTATCTGAAACAGGACCAAATAGATATGTCTTTGCTGTAAATTGTAATGTGTATATTAATGCTGTTCTTGTTGTAAAGTCTCCTTCATATTCATCTCTAAATGATATATTATCTAAAACAATTGGAACATCTCTCTTCTCTCCAATTGAACTTACTAGATTAACTGTAATATTAAAAGATGGTTGAAAGTATGGTAATATTTGTTCGATGATTTGTAGAGCATCATCATTTAATTTTGAAAATATACTAAGTTCAAATCCAATGTTATATGGTACAGGCATGAATACCTTTTTCAAGTTTGTCCCATCAGATGCTTTGAATGTTTGAGTAATACCAGATTTACGAGTTGCATCATATTGAATCGATGTCATTTCAAATGACATTCTTGGAAGAGTTATAGCAACTGCTTTTGTTAGATTTGCTTGTTCTCTAATTTTTGCAAAAAACTTTTGCTGTGGTCCATATGCAAGACCAACTTTAGTTTGATCTAATGTAGTATTATCAATATTTTCATGTTTAATAAAAATATCATTAAATAATGTACCAAAACCAATAATCGTTTTGCGAATGATTTCGTGATAATAATAAGTACCTAACATCAATAATCTCCAAATGGGTTGTTCTCAGTAAAATCAAGTAGAGAATCCGACTCAGTTTCTATTTCTTCATTTGAATCAAAAGGATCATTAAAACTGTTATCGTCATAAGAATCTACAACATATCTAGCCGATGAGATAGATCCCACTATCACCTCTCCAGCACTAAATCTTCCACTATTTAGAGATACTTGCAGTTCAACTGGTGGATTTAATTGACTTAGATCATCTCGTATCTTAAAGTTTCTAACTCTTGCTGTTGTTCCAGATAATGAACCAGTAACAATTTCATTGTAGATATATGTCCCAACCCCAGTTGTAGAAATACCAGAAAATTCTATTGTTGGAGCAACTGTATATCCAGAACCAACATTATTGAAATCAACTCTATCTATTGAACCATCGTCATCAACAACAGCTGTTGCAATTGCAGTTGTGCCACCTATACCAGTTGATCCAGTAAATGTAATTGTAGGTGTGACAGAATATCCATTACCTTTAACAAGTGAAGATATTGTTGAAATACCACTATCAACAATTCCAAAGGTAATTGCTGCACCAGCACCACCACCACCATTTAAAATAATTAATGGTGGGTTATTTGCATCATATCCAGAACCAGGATTTAATAATCTTATTTCTTTCAGAGACTTAACACCACCTTTTGATGTTGTAATAGCAACAGCTGTTGCTTGTTCTCCAGATGGTGGTGGTGATATCTCAACTGATGGTGCAGTCCTGTATCCAAAACCATCATTTACTAATGAAATAAATCCAATCATTCCAGTGCCACCTATTACAGCAGTTCCTGTTGCTGTGGTTGCAGACCCAATTAAATTAACAGTTGAAATATATCCTTCATCTTCTACAGTATTATCAACTTCTTCAATTGTAGTATCAATAAGTTCATTCTCATATTCATATAACTCACAATTTAATTCATATACATAATTTTTTCCTAACTGATAAAATGGTTTTTCTGATTCAACTCTCTTAATTTCAAACAATCTTTCTCCAAGAGGAAAATATATTAAATCACCTTCTTTTGGTCGATTAATTAAATCTTCAAAAGTAAAATCAGTTATAAAACCATCTTTTATACCAGAAGAAATACCTTCCAAAAATGGTGCTATAAATTCTTCAAATCTTTCTCTTGATATTGTTAAACTTACTTCATTTGTTAATCTTAATCCAAATTTAGTCATTAAATCACTATTTGGATTATAACCCTCATAGTTATTTAAATATGCCTCTATAGCAAAAGAATCATCAAATTTTGATGATTGAACTTCTCGAATAATATTATCAGTTTTAAAAATTTTTCTAGGTAGATAAAATACTTCTATACCATAAATCTTTAACTGTTCATTAATTACATCTTGGAGTAAAAACTGCTCGTTTTTAGATCCTTGTAGAAAGAAGGGATTTAATGCCATGTGTCACTATCCTATAAAATCGAGAGGTGGCAACTCGTATTCGAGAGACATTCTTTGTTTTATGTCTGCCAATTCTCTCTCTGCATCCTCATAATACTGTCTACCATTCAACTCAATTCCACCTGGTAATCGAGTTCCACTAAATTTCATCATATTCAATCCCCACTGTCTTTTAATTAAGAGTGTCAAATATCTTTTTAAGAAACTATCATTAAAAACTTTTGTAAATTGTGTAGGATCTAATGCTCTTTGGCAATCAATAACTAAAAAAGTATCCTTTGATTGTGCTTTCCAATCAATATCCAAATATAACCTATTCTGTCTTTTATTAAATCTTATTTGTTTATCTGTTGTTAATAAAAAATCTATATCTTCCAGATATCTCTTCGTCATCGTATATTGAAGTAATTCAACGGAATTGAAGTAATAAAGATCATTTAAAAATAATTGATATTTAATACTAAACATTCCACCTGATATTGAACTTGTATCAAATTTGAATATTCTTTCAATTCCGATAACAGAATCTGGAACTTGAATAAAATTAGAATTCTCGTAAAAATTAGAGGTTATTGTTCCAATTCCACTTATATTTGCTGTTCCAGTTGTTGTGACAATCCCCACACCATCTGTTCCACTTCCACTTGCTCTTTTAATATCATCTTCACTTATTTGATACTTCAAATACATTCTCTCAACACCATCAAAGTGTCTCTCGTTGAAATACTGAATAGCATCATCAACTAAATCATCAATTTGATCATCATCTACATTTATTTCTAGAACAGGTGCACCTAGTTGCCTTAAACAATAATCAACTAGTTCCTGTCTAGTGGTTGGTTTTGCCATTAATACGAGCCTCCATCAATCAATTGGGCAGTTAAGGTTCCAAGTACATTAACACCATCTACAGTAGTAGCCATTTTTTCAACATCATTAAAGAACAATTTTACATCTTGATTAGCAGTGGCTTCAAGATATCTTTCAGTGTCATCTTCTTTCTTAAGTAATATTTTATCACCACGAATTCTAAGATCACCGCCACTATTTTTTAAGTATGTATGAGCACCTCCGTGCCATATCTCAAAATCTTTATTACTTCCAAATTCTAATCGAGTATTATCAAATAATATTAAATCACTTGTAGAATAATCCCATCTTGCATTAGAATTTGCACCTGTAAAAATTACATCATCGTTAAATGTTGTGATACCAGATACATTTAAACTAGCCGATAATGTTAGTAGACCACCATCAAATATTAAATTACCATTATCTTGAAGTAATCCATTAGATCCAACATAAACAACACGACCAGGAGTTAAATTACCAGCTTTTAATGTACCACTACTTGTTTCGCCACTAACAATTAGTGTAGATGCCAATACGCCACTCTTTGCATCTATCGCATTGTTGAATGTAGATATTCCAGCGTCAACAACTATACCAGAAGCAAAAGTTGCAATTCCAATAAAGGTAGAAACTCCAGTAATGTTCAGATCAGTAAAAGTATTTGGTGCGTTTGAAATCGCAGATTCTATTGTTGATGTTGTTGTTGCATCTAAAGAAACAATATTTTTTAATTGACGGGCAGAACTTAAAACTTCAGTATTGCCTATGAAAACAGATCCAAAAGAACCAACACCAGATACATTCAGATCATCAAGTTCAGTATGACCATCTACATCTAAATCTCCGTTTGCATCAATATTTCCTGTAAATGTAGATACACCTGTAATCTGAAGATCTCCCCCTACATTTAAATTTTTAAATATTCCTACACCACCAGATATTTTTACTGCTCCTGTTGTTGAACTTGTAGAGTCCGTTAAGTTAGAAAAAGATGAAATACCAGATATAATTAGGTTGGCACTATCAATTTCATCAGTTAAAACAAATTTTTCAGTTGTTATATCCCATACTAGTATTAAACCATCTTCAGTTTTTCTTGTCGAATTGACATCACTTAAATTATTTAATCTCGTGGGAGGTGCTGATGCATTAGATAATACTCTAATTACATTTTGTGAACCAATTCTATCATTTATGGTTGTCATTACCTTGTTACTCCAGATCTAACGAGTGCTGAACCCTCTATGGCTTTGTATTCCCGACCATTAACTGTCAATATTTTAATATCATAGACATATCTACCAGGTTTCAAGTTCACTGTATTTGAAGCAGTAAGAGATATAGAAATTATACCTGTCTCAGCATTAGAAATCGTAGTTGCAAAAGCAACATTAGTTTTAGACGCTGAGTGTTTTCGAAGCATTCCTGATGTAGATGCTCCAGTTAAATCTAAAAATTCGTTGGTACGAGTATCCTCCAACTGAAAGGAAGTATCAAAGTCAAACCCTTGCTCTATCGTGATATTGGATACATATACTGCCATTATTAGTCAATACGGTTTTAAATATTTATATCTAAGAGGATTTATTGATTAATCCTGATATTAATGACTTAAGTTCATCAACTTCATTTCTTAATCTTTGAATTTCATTCTCTTGAATATTTTTTTGTTCCTGTAATTTTTTGTACTGCAGGTAACTTTGGGTGTCAGTGTTTATTATTGCACCCGATCTTTCATCTCTAAAGAGATGTTTATGTCCTTTAACTGGAATCACTATGCTAATGCGATAACTCTTAAATCTTTGAATCTTGGAGGATATGCCTCATTTGTTCCACTAGATACAATCTTAATTTGGAATCCAACAAATTCATCCAAATCATCCACAGTAAATTCATACTCCTTAAACTCATCATCTTTACTTGCTGAAACAAATACATCAGGTTTTCCATTATTAAATCTAGGATCAACAATAATCTTATCAATACCAACATTTCTTAGATTGTCAAAACCAGGAAATAGTTCGTATGATTGTTCTATTTGATCCGAATCAGTTTTGAACAATCGATATAAAACTCTAAAGTCTGCTGATTCATGTCGATAAGCACTTACTAATACTTTTAATGATGTTGATGCTTGTTTTAAATCCACTTTCTGTGAAATATAACAAGTGGCATGTGGATCACCTGATATATTATTTGATCTAGTATCTGTTGCATAATCTGATATTGGTTTATTTAATCTATTTCTTAAGAATCTAAATGCACCATTCATTGTATCCAGTACAGGTGATAGATTTGGATCATTTGTGCTAAACCTAGTTAAAAGTGTAACTGATTTATTTCTAGGTAAACTACCTAATCTAGAATCTTCATTTGGTTCAGAACATAATAATCTTGGTGAAGATAATCCATTAATTTGATTAAATTCAACACTTTCAAATCCTTTATCTACAAATGATATTTCAGAACCACCCTCACTTGTTCCAGAAACTGATCTTAGTTGAGTTGAAACTGTTGTTGTTGGTGCTGGTACAAATACATTAAATGAAGGAATAAACGCATCATACTGGAAGTTTTGAGTAGCTACTGATTGACTTGCTCCTCCAACCTTTTCATCTGTGAAACTAACTTGATTTACTCCACTTGATCTATCAAGTAAATTTGCTCTTCCTGAACCTCTATTAATCTCTAAGAAATAACTATCACTTGTTTTTAACGACTGTAATGTTGAATTAGTTGGTACATTATGAGATGTGTTAATACCTGTTAGTGATATACCATTGAATTCATATTTAAATGCCTGATCATTTACAAAGTGGAAATCTTTTGGTGAACCACCAAATCCTCTTTCACCAACTGATAAGTTACCAGCTCCAATTCCATTATAGAAAATAATTTCTTTTCCAATTTGAACATATCCAGAACTAGTTGATATACCTTCAAAGGTAGCAAATGGTGTTGTATTTGCGACTGAAATGATAGTATCTGTTGAATTGACATCTGCTGTTAACAAAATTCCAGAAGTATCTGATTTTACACCATCAATTTGTACAACATTTTGAATTGAATTCATTGAATGGTTAGAGTTATTAACTTCAAGAATATTTCCAGAATATAAATCACCATTAACTGATGAATCATCTCTCACATCAACTCCAGAATCAACTATTGTGTCATTTACAATATCGGTATAATATACTAATCTTCTAGTATCATTGAATTTTTCACCTTGAACATTTGTTAGATACAAAGTGTCTATTCCGAATGTGCTAGTTACTGTTACTTCAGCATCAGTTCCTGCATTTCCTACATCTGCTGTAGTAATTCCTAAAACATCACCTACCGCATATCCGTTACCAGTTGATGCAATTGATACAGCACTAATTGAACCATCTGAACTAACTGTTACAATTCCAGTCGCTCCTGTACCTTGTCCTGTAATAGAATAAAAGTTAACTGTATATGGTGTGTTACTGTTATCATATCCAGTTCCAATACCAGTTCCTGAGGTAGGTATTGTTAAGTTTGTTATTGGTGCTCCAATTTTTTCCACAAATCCTTTGGCATCTGTAGAGTTTGTATATGGAGAAACATTAGACGCTGAGACTTTAGTTCCTACTGATATTGCACTACTTAAAGCAGTAGTTGTATTAATACCAACTATTAACTTTCTTGGATATGATTTTAATGAGTTATCCTGCAATCTAGAATTAATTAAATCACTTGTTGATATGTCAGAATTAAATAATGTAAGGGAACCAGGTGTAGTTACAAATGAACATTTATATAAGTTAAATTTCAAATCTTGAGTTTGAGTTGCTGTCCAAATAGTTCCATTTTGAGATTTGAATAAACTTCCACCAAGATACTGTTTAGTGACAATACTCTTTGATCCTTGATCAACTCCAAGCGTTTGAGTCTCAATAGTTTCTTCGCCCATTTGAGCAATCCAAACTTTGTATTTGATTGTTGCTGGTGCTAAAATGACAACAGCATATTCCCTATCAGGTTCTAAGTATATTGGAGATGGAAAAGTAACTCTAGTTGGTAATGAAGCATCCGTGGATGTTTTTATAATTGATTCTCCACTAGAATCTAACTGAGT